ATTTTGCCATCTATTTGCATAAGCATTACAGCTAATCTTTTCTTTTGCTTTGTAAGCTCTCTGTTTTCTTTTCCTGGAAATTGGAAAATGTTAGTTGTTATTTTTGATATGCTCATAAGCTTTTATGTATGCTTTAAAAAATTTATTTGTTTGTCTGCCGTAAGTCTCGAAACCATTAAACTCCATAGCTAATTGAAATTCTTTTTTATTCATCGGCTTCATTTGTTTTTTGAAAGTAACTATCGACCAGCGGTGACACATCTTCTCTGTGAATTTCATCTGCCTCCAATAAGTAATTAATGCCATCAACGTAGCTGTCGTATTTGTATTCTTTTTTGCATCTGATAAGTTTTGCAGCTGCATACATTAGACAGACTTCATGTGGTCTGATTTTTTTTCCAACAAGTACGGTCCATACATCAGCAATCTTTTGCATCGATGTCTGAAACGAGCCGTACTCGTCAGTCTTTTTATTTCGGATTTCTTTAAGCTCTTTTGCTAATTTGTTTATTTGCATTGTGCTTAAATTCCTCATGACCTTTTTGTATGAAAAACTCTACGGTTTTTGACATTGAAATAGGCAGCTCAAATTTACTCTCGGCTAAATCTTGTAGCTGTTTGTAAGTTTTAATGTTGATAGCAACTGATTTAAACTTATTCGGATCCATTATGCCTCCAACGATGCTGGATCAAATCCAGTAGATTGAGGTTCCATAGCTTCTACTCTGTGAAAGTAATAGTAGCTTGAACCAGCTTGAAGTTTTCCACCTTCTTTAGCTGTGGCTTTGTAGGCTCCAAATCTGTACGACTTGCCTTCGATCATGATAGATCCTTTTAAGTCATAAGAACTTTCTTTAGCCTTATTAGTAACTGGTATTGCTAGACCCAGTTGTGGTCTTTTTGCTTTTTCTTCTGCCATTAGATTAATACTCCTTTAGATTTAAGTTGGCTTTTAACGTCAGTGAATTTCTCAACAAACTTGTTGTAGCTCAGCGGATTTTTATCTTTAAGATCTGCTAAGAAAGTTTTGTTTTTAGTAAGCCATTCCTGATAGTTACCAGCATGCGATACAGTTTTTAATGTTGTAATAGCTTCCTGGATTTTTTTGTCTTGCTGCTCTATTGCAGTAGATACTTCTTCAGCACTTGCGATGTTATCATTTGTAATACCGCACATTGCTAATGCTCTTCCAACAGCTGATGTCTCAGCGTTTTCTAAAGCACTTGTTTGATTGATCCTGGAAGCAGCTCTTTTTTCTTCAGCCATTCCAGTTGCAATAATTTGATTGTCGATTGATATAATTGCTTTAACAACTACTACATCTTTATTTATATCTAAGATGTGTGTTTCAATTCTTCCTCTTGCTCCTAAATTTCTTCTAAAGATTGCAAGTCTGTGAGCAACGGTAGCATAATCTTTTCCATGAATGTTAATCATCTGACCGCCTGATGTTTGTTTAAAATCAGTGATCGTTTGTATTAAATCATCAGGAATTATTTTTGTGCCATTGCCATTAGTACGATTAGCCATAATGTAAATACTCCTATAATTGTTTGTGTTATTATTTTGCTTTTTGATTTTAGCTTTGCTGCTACAGCTCTTTGCTGTTGTAATTTTAATAAAAATTGTAGCGTTTTAAATTTCATTATATTTGATCCCACAATTCGTGAGCTTCAATTAATAATTCTCTTGGTAAGCTGGACCAGGCGTAAGGATGATCGAAGTTAGGATCTATTACTTGAGCTGCTGCTTTAATGATTTGGTTTTTATTACCTAATGTTTCGTAAGTACCTAAGATTTTTTCTCTTCTTCTAAATGTATTACATAGAACTTTAAAACATCTTTGTAAGCCAGCTACTGTAAGATCAACACAGTTGTTACTATCATAAATTTTGTATTCATCTTTGTTTAAGTAAACTAAATAAACTGGAACTTTAAAATCATACTTAGCTGCATACGTTGCACATTGTACTAAGTGATTGAATGATGGTTTTGCTGGGATCTTAGATCTAATAAAACTTCTCTCACCATCTACTTTAAGTTTACCAGCTTTACTCCAAGTAGTCTTAAGCTCGACAATACCAGTCGTGGAAGAAAGGAAAGAAGAAAGAGAACCACTTCCAGCATTGCCGAACCTAAAATCAGTTCGACCTACGATAGGAAGCAATAGATTGGATTGCGACTGGTCAATACTGATTTGTTCTTCGCTTACGATTTTATGGGAACTAAACAAACCATCCATCGCTGCGAAACCGTTTACAATTACACTGTTAATTTCATCAAGATATTTTTCTTTTTTCTGTCTATCTTTTTCATCAACAGGTTCGTAATTTTTAAATTCTATTATTTCGTCATTTATTAAATCTAATTTATTTTTTTCTTTTGTATTGAATGAAGGTTGTAATTTTCTGTGAGGACCAAACTTCCAAATCACATCTGAATAATAATTTTGCAGAACATTGTTTACTGCTACACCAGCTTTCATTTGACTGCTGCCTAACAACAAAGCTCGTCTGTCTTCTTGAGACATATAACAATACTTAAACATCCAGGCACCATCGCTAATTGCGAATTGCGTTGGTGAGTGGTGATTAGTACCAAGCTTAGTTGCGAATAATGGTAAAGCTTTCTCGCTTAAAGGATCTTCTAAAACTACATTTGTTTTTATCATGTAGTGATAGATAAACTGTTATTATAACTTTACAATAACTATTGTACGGATGTACAATTATACTGATCTTACTGCATTTGCCGTTTTTGCCGTTTTGTCCGCAGTGTTCTCTTCTTTAATTACTTTGTTATGCCAAGCATAAAATTGATTATAAATATATTTTGGTCTGCCATGTCTTGCATCACATGGAGGTGCATCATTACCTTTATAAGATTTAGATCTAAAATGTTTTAATTGATTAGCTGTGTAGTCAGAAAATAATAAAAGAATTTGACCAACGCTAAGTTTTAATCCTGGATTGTTTTTTATTTTTTCTAAAAGTATTTCTCTATTAATTTCGTGTGTTTGTCTTTTACCAACAATAGAAACTTTAGTTTTCTTATTCTTTACCATTATGCTCTCTTTTTAATAAAATCAGGTACTTCAATATCATCATCAAATAATTTTAATTTTTTCTTTAATTCTTTTTTTTCCTCTTCAATGCTAGCTCTAGTAATTTTATCTAACATATCTTCAGACTTAGCCATGCTGTCTCTTAATTTCATCATGCTTAATTGTAATTGCTGTCTTTGTTTCTCATGTACAGCAAAAAATTCTTTAGCTTTAGCATTCATTTCGTAATATTCTTGAGATCTTTTTGTTAAAGCATTCTCACTCATTACAGAGATAACTTCTGCAACGAATGTAAATGGTCCTTTAACTGCTTTTTCTGTTTTTGCAAAACGATCAGGATTATAAATTGTTTGAACTCCACCTTTTGCAATATCATAAATACCAAACCAATAAGACGTAGGCTCATAACCAAATTCTTCTAATCTTGGATCTTCTCTACCAACAACTACTAATTTGCCGTTCAAAGAACTTTTTGCTACATCAGTTTTTCTATAAAAAGCATAGTGCCTATCCATGTGAGATCCTTCACAACTAATTCTAATTGCTTTAATATTCGGTGAATAAATATCTCTTGGAACTACAACTGATCCAATATTATTAGTGACGTTAGCTGCTGGATAAATTTGGCAAGGATTAAAAGTTTCATTACCAAGTTCATTAGAATTATAAAGATCAACATAACCCCATACATCGCATCTAGTTTTTTCAAATAATAATTCAACTGGATCACAATCTAAAGCTTTTGCATAATCTAAAGCTTGTTGTAATGAAAACTGTTTTTGACCTTTTAATTCTCTAAATAAATTTGAATAATCTTTATCTAATTTTTCTGCAAATCTTTTAGGCGTCATTCCATGTTCGGTAACTTTTTCAAGTAATTTTTCGTTTGTTTTAGCTTGAGGAAATGGAATACCAATCATTGACTTATATTTTCTATTTTTTGCTATATTCCATGATGAAATAAATAGATCTCTTGCAGCATTAATTTTACCAAAAACAAAAGCGTAAACTTCACCTGATTTACCATGTATTTTTTGTTTACAATAAATTTCAGTTCTTGGATGTATTTTCTTTAAATGATTATTAACTAAAATTCCTACCTTTGCCTCAGGAAATGGTGCTGGTTTAAATGTGTATGTAATAATTACAGTTGCATGCTCTTCTTTAATTCCAGCTAATAAAGTAGGTAATTGGAAATCAATATGGAAATCTTCTAATTTTTTAACAACTCCAGTAGGCTCATTTTTAGAGCTATAGCCTTTTAAATATTCAACACTCCATGAAACTTCTAGTTTTTTCATATTTTGGAGTCCTATACTAAATTGTACAAAAGTACAACGATTATTGTTGACAAATAAGCTTAAAATAATATCTGATTTGTATGCCTAGAAATAAGATATTTGATGTTCAAAACTCGCCATTTTCAA